TCTTAGAACTGCTCGTCCGGGAAGAACCAGTAGCGACCCGGTGCCGTCGTGCTGAGCCTGTGGCTGCACGACGACAACCGCTCGATCTGATTCCCGTACGGATCGCGCCTCGTCTCGTCATCGACGACGTAGAGAACGTTGATTGCAGGACCGGGCGTACCGTCCTGCACCTCGCCGTTACCCCACTGGTTCGTGACGAGTCCGTCGTGAAGACGACCATACTCGTCAACAACCTTGACGTGCTGTCCGATCTGGAGAGTTCTCTTCTGCATGCTGTCTCGCTTTCTGCGGCCTCGTTGCCGCGCAGAGCGAGCGTCTCGTGTTCCGCGCTGGAGTCGAACCAGCCTCTTCACCTGCCGACCAAGGCTAGTGACGACCTCCCTCGAGGTCCTGCAGAACAGAGCCCGGAACCACCGGGCGAACGACTAGCTGCGAGCCGCCGTGTTGTACGAGCAGAATCCGGACCAGGAGTTCACCTGATAGCCGTCCTTCGGGATCGAGTCGTCGTCCATCTTCAGGACGAAGTCGCCCGAGAGCGCCACCGAGCGGAGCAGACGCGAGCCGTCGCGGTACGCATACGTGATCGTCATCACGATCTCGGGAAGCGGATCGCCGTTCAGCTCGGCCGCCTGAATCTTGTCCCACAACTCGGACCAGAGGTGATCTCGCTTCTCCGACTTGAAGCTGACGTCCCAGCCGACGACATCGAGGTCGCCGCGAGCGCGCTTCTCGCCGGTGAATCGCTTCTTCGCGATCGCGGCGTCGGGCTTGACGCTGAGATCGTGAATAGTTGAGAACGAGCCTCCGAGTCGAGTCCCGTCCACCGTGAGCTGAACCCGCGCCTCCTTGGCGCGAATCTCTCCTGAACCTGCCATTGGATTTTCTCCTTGTTCCTAGATGGACGAACTCACTGCTCGGAGACGACGGCATCAGTGCCGATGGTCGCCTGGAGGAGGATCTGGATGTTCTTCGGGATGAGCCGAGCGATCAGCAGCTCACGCTGAAGACCGACAGCGTTCTCTGCGAGGTTGTTCACCGAGGCGCCGTTCGCATAATCGAAGAGCGGACGACCCGAGCGCTCGTCCTTCATGATGTAGCGCTCGTTGTTCGCGAGGCCCTCGAGGAAGCTCGAGACTGCCGAGGCGCGAGCCGCGCGGTTCCCCGCGGTGTTCCCCTTGAACTGATCACCCTGGAGCCTACGCGCGACCGCGTCGAGGATGAAGTCCTTCATGTAGCGACCATCCAGGTCCTTGTTGTTGACCGTGAAGTCGCACGTGAGCGCGTTGCCGGGGATGACGACCTCGTTGCCCTGAGCGTCGACGTCGCGAAGCATGAACGAGACGCCACCGCGATCCAGCGCGTCGCGCACCGGGTTGGACAGCTCGAGGTAGACGCCGCGAGCAGCGCGAGTCAGCGGCGCGTTGTCGATGTCGCCCGGGTGAACGTCGGGGTCGGTCTGCGAGATGATCGACATCGGGTAGAGGAATGGCTCCTCCAGGATCTCCTCGCGCGTGACCGGATCGGTCAGCTTCACGTGGTTGAACCAGTACGACATGCGATCGGTGTTGAACCCGGCGCGCTCCGTGACGGCCGCCGTGTACGTGACGGTCTCGTCGTCCGGACAAGCGAACCAGACTCGCTGAGTCGTCGCGCCAGCGAGCTCCTCGATCTTCGTCTTGATCGCGACGTTCGAGAGACCGACGACGGCGCAGGCGTGGATGCCAGCCATCGCGTCGATGGCTTCCATCGGGCCGGCCGCTCCGGTGTAGTCACCGTCGGCGATCGCGCCGTCGGTGCCGGCGACGCTCGTGTAGCTGGCAACAACCTGACCGAGCTTGACGTAGCCGTCGGCGTCAGCACCGTCGGTAGACGCCGCGTTGTTCACCGGACGACCGTCGGCGAGCTTGGCGAGACGGATGAGCGTCGCATGATCGTTGCCGATGACGACGTTCGTGTTGTCGAAGCCGGTCTCGATCTTGATGTTCTCATAGATCGTCACCTTGCCGTAGAGGCGAACGAGAAGGTTGAACGCGTCCGCGTCACCGTTCGTCGCGGCGACGACCTTGATCCCGACGTCGTTGCCCCACGTCCCGGGGCTCGCAGCGTCGACCCGCAGAACGGCGACACCAGCTCCGCCGGCGGCGTCCTCGAGCGTGAAGCTCGCCTTGACGGCAGCGGCAGCGGCAGCGCGCGCGACGTAGAAGCGACCCCAATACTTCCCCTGGAGTGCCTTCCACACGTGACCGAGAATCGCGCCGCCGTTCGTCGCCTTGTCGCGACCACCGAAGACGTCGAGGAACCGCTGGTACGTGTCGCACAGAACCGGAACGCCGACGGGTCCGCGGACGCACTGTCCCACGAACCCGACGACGCGGTTCCGCTGACCGCGAATGGGAACCGCTGGAGCACGCTCCAGCACGTAGACGCCAGGAGCGCCCATCTGGTTCTCAGTGAGGATGTAACGAGGTGCAGGCATGAGACGCTCCTGAAGAAGTTGAAGAGACGGTTACACAGAACGAAGCAGAACTGGACCGTTCTGTCCGTTCTGTCCAGGCTGAGCGCCGAACCCTCCACCGAGTCCGCCGAGTCCGCCGATGTTATCGATCACGTACTGACGAAGCGCGCCGACCTTGTCGACGATGACGACGAGTCCGCCGGCTCCACCTCCGCCACCTCCGCCACCGACGCCAGAGCCGGCGAATCCGTCGCCGCCGTTCGCACCGCGAGCGAGAATCGTCCCTCCACCCTGGATGTCCGGAGCGAAGATGCAGACGCCGTACGACTGCTGACCGCCTCCTCCTCCGCCGGCTCCGTTCGCTCCGCCTCCGCCTCCGGCTCCACCTCCGCTGAGCGGAACACCGTTGTTTCCACCCTGAGGGCGAAGCAGGTAGAGCGGCATCAGCGTGATGCCGTTGAGACCGGAGCCGCCGTTGACGGTGGTCATCGTCCCGCCAAGACCGCCAACCTGACCACCACTCGCCGCACCACCGTTAGCGCCGTTCGGCACCGGAAGCTCGCTGAGTGCTCCAGTGCTTCCGCCACCGACAGCGCCGACTCCGTTGAATCCGCCGTTGCCGGGATTGAACGAGTTCGCGTAGATGCGAATGCCGGTGAACGCTCCTGCCAGACCGCCGGCGACCGCCGTTCCGGGAGCGCCCGGTTGCGGCGCGCGCGACGTGATGATCGACGTCGGTCCGTCGGTGGTGATAGGCGTCTGGCACATGATCGGGTAGCCGTCGAGGTCGAGAGTGCCTCCAGCGGCGACGTGGATCGAGGTGTGAGCCGAGATGCGAGGATTGACGTACGTCTGTCCAGCGCCGACGACGAGAGGTCCGTCCGTGCCTGGACCGAACGCGAACGAGTACAGAAGCGCGGCCGAGTCGACGAGGTCTCGCAGACGCGCGGGCGTGATGAGCCCCTCGCCGTTGTCTGCGAACAGCTCGTCAAGCTGTGCTTTCGTTCGCATCGTCATTGGTTAGCTCCCGAACCCTGATGAGAAGCCGTCGCTCCAGGAGTCGGCGACCTTCTTCGGCGGATATCCCGTGTAGTACTCGTTGTCGGCTCCGCCGTCGAGGTCGGTGATCTTGACGTCGTCCGGATCGCTGTCGTCAATCGGTTGATCGACGTGAACGTCGAACCCGAAGATGAACTTCTTGATCAACGCCTGACGCGGATCGTCGCGCGGGACCAGAAGCGACAACTCCAGCTCGAACGAGAGCCAGGCCCAGAGTCGCTCGGCAAATGCGTACTCGGCGGTCCAGGTGGAGTCGCCGACGATCGCCGTTGCGGTCCACGGACACGGAAGCGTGTAGTCGCCGACGACCGGCTCGGGGATGTCGAAGAGCCATCGACCTGGGGCCTCTGGCTCGTCGAAGAACATTCGGAAGATTCTCGCCTCGAGTTCCTCGCGCTTGGCCGCGTGACGAGCGCCGACCCAGATGCGACCCCGACACCTCATGGTGCCGACGAGTGAGAGCCATGCTCCGCAGCCGAGGTCCAAGTTCGGCTTCCAGTCGAGCGTCGCGGTAGCACCGATGAGCGGCTGATTGTTCTCGTCAGCCTGGACCTCGTCGTCGTCGGTCACCTCGATGTTCGTCGTGTCGATCATGATCGACACTGATGGAGCGTCTGGAGCTGCGCTCGGTGGCGCGGCGATAGCCGTCGGTCGCTGTGCAAGACGCAACCGCTCATGCAGTGCGTCGCACATACGATTGACGGCTTGTCGCCTGAACGCCAGCGAGATCACGGCTTACTCTTCTCCTCCCTCAAGATTCTCTGCAGCTCCTCCCTGAAGAACTTCTTCGCCATCGGGAGTGCTTTCCTCATCACGTGTCTACCTTCTTGACCGTGCTGCTCGATCGTCTTGGCGATCGCCCACGACGCCGACTCGGCGTTCGCCTCGTCGAGTCCCAGCTTGATCATGCACCATCGCTTGATCGCCTCGCGTCCCTCCTTGGAGACCTTGTGAGGGCGAGCACCCTCCTCGACGATGCCAGCGTGGGGAGCGTCGTTGACGACGCCTCTGTCGGTCGCGCGGAACCCGTTCTTGTAGGTTCCCTGATACGTGATGCCGAGCTTGTCGGATTGATTCGCGAGATACGTCTTCAGTCTCAGCGACGCCGCTCGAGCGGCCTTCGGTATCGCGCCTTTGATCGCCTCGCCCTTGCGTCGCAGCGCTTTTGGCAGATCAGCTGCGCTGATCTTGATCGCGTTCACGGTGCGTCCGTCGCGTCCAGCGGACCCATGTCCGACGTCTCGTTGAGCACGATGTACCAGTCGGTCGCGTCGCCCGGTGTGTCACCGCGTCGGGCGACCGGGCCGGCTGAGATCACGAAGTAGCGGGTCTTCTGCCGTTGTCCGTGCGCCTCGGTGAGGCGATACGCGACCTCGGTTCGGTGGTCCGCCTTCGGCGCGAGTTCGGCCTCGGTGTACCGAAGCGAGACGCCAGTCAGCGTGAGGGTGCCGGATGCCTCGCGCCCTGCCGGACCGAGGCGATCCCTCGTGTTCCGGCGGACGTGAGGTGTCGGGTCCAACTCGAGGACGCTCTCCTCGCATCTCCCGACCCCGGTGCTCTCTCCCGACCATCGTCTGGTGACGATGGCGACCTTCCACGGGCGAGTGCCGAGCTTGCCGTGGATCTTCCGCCGAACCGTGTCCACCACGTCGATGAGCTTATCGGCGTGCTTGGAGCGATCGACGGTAGAGTCCTTAGCCATCTCGGCTCAGCTCTCGGTCAGCGGTAGCCGGGGATCTGGATGCCGACGAGCGTCGCGGTCCACGCACCGCCGGCGCTGAGCGCCGAGAGACGAGCGCGGATGAGCTTCGCGTGCATCGGGCGACCGCCGGTGCCGCTGAGCGAGACGGGGAACGAGACGTTCGCCGCCGCGACGAAGTCGGTGTCGGCCACCGTCGCGAGCTCGTCCCAGTTGACGCCATCGATGGAGCGCTCGACGATGATCGCGCACGTGCCGACACCGGGATCGACGATCTGGTTCAGCAGGAGAGCGATGTTCGTGAGCCCCTCCGCGCTGAACGTGATCGCGTCGTTGACGGCCTCCATGAGCCCGTCCGAGTCAGCGTCGGTGGTGAGCGTCCCGGCGTCGATGATGAGGCGCTCGCTCGGATCGCGCTGGACGCCGTAGCCGAGAACCGTGTACGAGCCGCCGCCGGCGACGGCGGTGAGCTTGACGCGGATCTGCTTCGCGAGCAGAGGCATGCCGTTCACGTCGACGAGAAGCAGCGACTGAGCCTTGTTCGCGCCAGCGGGGAACGAGGCCTCGGTGAACTGACCGACCGGATCCCAGTTCACGCCGTCGAGCGTGCGCTCGATGTCGATCGTACACGTGCCGGCGTCGACGATCTGGTTGACGAACACCTCGATGTTCGTGCAGTGACGGACGTCCATAACGGCGACATCGTTCGTCGTGTCGAGCTGCTCGGTGGTGCCGGCGTCGACAGTGTACGCGACGAGAATGGGAACGATCTTCTTCAGCATGTCGGTCTCCTAAAAGGTGGCGCCCTCCTCGGGCATTGGACGTAACGGTGGAATTAACCGCCCTCCGCGTCGAGGAGGACGCCGAAACTAGACTACCGGCCGAACCGGCTCTCGGCGGGATCGCCCGAGTAGAAGCTCCCGTTGTCACGAACATTGGAGCTCGAGCTGAAGACGTCTCCGTCGATGGAGATCTTCAGGAACCTGGCGAGCTGGTTGACGTAGCTGCGACCGAGGCGCCAGAGGTGATCCAGCGTGTAGTGAGCGCGAACCTTCACGCTCCCGTCCTCGATCGCCGCGGCGAGCGGCATGGTCTCGTGAACTTCGCGAACGATGTCCTCGAGCTTGCAGAGCAGGTCGCGAACGATCGGCCCAGCGACAGGCTCGACCGAGTCGATGGAGTTGAGCGAACGCATGGCTGGACCGTTGTCCTCGAACACCGAGTATCCGAGGAAGAAGAGGATCTTACCCTTCTCTGCGTCCGTGAATGCCATGGCGTCGATCAGTCCCTGCGAGCGTTGCCGAGAAGGCCGCGAACGCGCTTGTCGTCGATCGGCAGGACCTTCTGCCCGGTGAGCAGCTCGATGACCGCGGGAACCGGATCGCGACCCTCCTGCATGAGGCGCGGGAGAGCGTAGCTCTTGTGGAGCAGGAGCTTCTCGCGCGGAGCGAGCTTGTAGGTCGTCCCGCTGATGTTGAACTTGACGGTCTCGGCAGAGATGTTGATGACCTCGACCGTGTTCGTCTCTTCGTCGATAGCTGGCATTGAACTTTTCCTCCGTTTGGCGGTTGAGCGACTTCCACCTGCGTGCGACCGCTGGCAGACGACGACCAAACCGACACAGCCCGCACGCTGGCGCGATAGAGGTCGCGCAGCGTGCGGGCTATGGCAGTCGATCACTCGGCGCGGAACGCGATGTCCTTGATCAGGAGGTGCGCGTTCGGACGCGACACCTTCAGACCGAGGGTGCAGTCGATCATCCACGACTCGAAGTTACCCTGCGAGGGTAGCGAGATGATGTTCGCGACGAGCGGCGAACCGGCTCCCGCCGGAGCACCCGTCATGTCCTGCTCCTGCGGAAGACCGGCGAGCGGAACCGTCGCCATGATCTTGCCGCGAGCGACGCGAGCAGGAGCGGTCGGCAGGTACTCGAGGGCGATCGAGTCCTCCGAGAAGAACGCGAGGTAGCCCGACGGAACCGAGATGTCCTTGAACACCGGAACGCCGTTCACCTCGACCGCGTTGAAGCCGAGCGACATGGTCAGCTTCTGGCTGCGGATGTAGACCTCTTGGAGAATCCGACGCTGACCACCCTCCATCTCGGCGAGCGAGCGCCAGATGTTCGAGGTGGTGATGCCCCACGTCGGGATCTTGCCGGAGGCGTTGAACACCTGCTCGAAGCCGTACTCGACGAGCGAGAGGCTGATGGCGCGCGGGATGCCGCCGTTCGCGAGCGTGATGCCCTGCGTCTGCGGGTAGGTCGCGCGGTCCATCGTGCCGGCGTACGTACCGGACGTCGACAGCGGACCGTTCGCCGCCATCGTGAGGCCGTAGAGCTTCTGGGGAGCACCCGTGCCGTCGCCGCTCCAGATGTCGTCGTTCACCTTCTTCGCGGCGCGCTCGCGAGCCTGGATCATCTTGAACATCCAGGTGTTGCCGAGGTCCGTCTTCGAGAACTGCGCGCCGTCCTCGGCACGACCAGTGATCTTGAAGGCGTCGCCGTACTCGGACCACGGCAGGGTCGCGAGCAGCTCGACGTCCGCGTTGAACGTGTTGACGACCTGTCCGTCGTCGAACACCTGACCCGTCGCGGTGCCGACGGACACGTCCCACGCGAGGTTCTTACCCATCCCCACCTCCTTGCGGATGAGGTTCGCGGTGACGTGCGAGCGGTTGTACTGCTTGACAACCTGCTGACGGATGAACTGCTCGAGAGCGGGATTGAGAGCTGCGAGATCGGTGTCGGCCATGGTCGGTCTCCGGTGTTGCTCGGAGGTCCCCGAGCGTGGAATGTGAAGAGTGCCCTGCGGATTCGATCAGTTGACGCACTGACCAGCGAGCTTTGCTCTTTCACACCGAGCCGGCGAGCCCTCGCGTTCCTCTGAGACGTCCACCCATCTCAGCACGAGGTATGACCACACCGATCACGCGCTTCGTCAGCGCAGAATCAACGTGTTACTTCCGCCTTAGCATAGCGCAAAACGCATTGCAAGGAAGAAATGAAAAATCTTCAAAATTTCTTGGTCTGCGATGCGCGCGCAAATTGCCCGGTGAGTCTGCCGACCACCGGGCGATTCGCCGTTCGATGACTGGACTACTGCTGACGTGTGACCGAGCCGGAGATGATGCTACCGAGGCCCTCCATCGTCATCTCTCCCTTCCCGTCGACGCCACCAGCTCCACCGCGTCCGCCCGAACCGCGAGCCTGAACGGGCGGAGCGACCTCCTTGCCTGAGTCGCTCTTGACCCACGAGTCGAGACCGTCCTTGAACGGAAGCAACTCGCCGTTCGCGGTCTTCCACAGGATCTTCTCCGGGTCGTCCTCGTCGCGAACGACGTGCTTCCCGTGCAGCTGATCCACGACCATGTCGATGAGCGCCGGCTTCACCTTGCCGCTCAGCGAGGTGACGAGCATGCCGCGCTCCTCGTTGCGACGAGCCTTGTCGCTCGCAGCCTTCGCCTCGCGCTCCCACTTCTCGGCCTTCTCCTTGGCCTCCTTCGCGGTGTCCTCCGCACGCTTGAGAGCGGCGCGAGTCTCCGGCGACAGATCGGACTGACCGCCCTTCGGCTTCCCGCCTTCGCCACCGGATCCGCCCTCCCCTCCGCCGGTGTCTTCGTCCTCCGCGAGGATCGCCTCCTTCAGCTCGTTCAGCTTCGTGCTGAACGTCTGGTCGATGTTCTTCATGAGGCGAGTCTCGAAGCGCTTCTCGCGCTCGCCCATCGCCTTGTGGAAGTAGCGGTTGAACCGCTCCTCGAACTTCTTGTCCTCGTCGTCGCCTCCGCCGGATCCGCCGGACCCGCCACCTCCGCCGGACCCACCTCCACCGTCTTCCTGACCCATGAAGATGGTGGGTCGGCCGAACAGGCCGACGTGAGAAGCACCCGAACCGCTGAACTTGCTCTGCATCCGCATCTTACTGATCTCCTTCTCCGTTGTTTGACTCGTCCTCCTCGGACTCGTCGTCGTCGTCATCGTCTTCATCGTCGCCGAAGTCTAATTCGTCGACGTCAACGCTGTAGTACTCGTCGACACGATCTGGATCGATGTCGACCTCGTCTGTGTCGTCGCCATCCTCGATCTGCATTCTCACTACCTCACTGATCACTGGTGTCGTGCAGCTTGTTCGCCTTGTCGTGAATGATCGTTACGTGAACGACGCGCTTCTTGTTCGAAACACCGTCGATGGCTGCGTCATGCTCCACCTTGTCGACACGGTATCGCGTCGATCGCGGAAGCAGAACCTCTCGCTCGTGCGAGTGAAGCGAAGGGACCGGCGCGGCCGGATAGCCCTTCGGTATCGAAACGAACATGATCGTGTCCTTGTGAGAGAACGACGAGCCAAGAGACATCGACGAGGAGCTGAATCCGTGATCAGTGAACTCGTCACCTGGCTTGATCTTGTCGAGACCCGACTTCGCGCCATTGAGGCCGCGGAACGTCATCATGTCGGTCGGGGCCGGAGACTTCTTCAGAGCGCCGTCGATGTTCCTGACATTCGGCGACTTCGTCGCACCGAGCCCCTTGTTCGCTCTGAGGGACGCGTTCATGCTCTTGAAGCCGGATCCAGTGTAGGACAGAACGGCCGACTTCTGTTCATCCGTCAACTTCGACGCGAACTCTTCGCGAGCCTCCTTGAAGCTCTTGCCGAACACCTTCTTGCTGTGTGACTCCCCCTTCGGCGTCGGGTTTGAGATCGTAGCGCCGTACGTGATGTTCTTCGCCTCGGAGAGGATCTTCTCCTTCCACTTCGCGGTGTCTGCGTCGATCGCCTTCATGTTCGGCTTCGGCAAACCGAATTCCGCGCCAACAGACTTCATCTTCGTCTGCTCCGCACTCTGCTTCGCCTGCTTCGTCAGCTCGTGATCGGCACCCGCGGCTTTCTCCACCTTCTTCGCAGCGAGATGCGCCTTCTTGCTGGCGATTGCCGCCTCCAGCTCGTGCGCCTTCTTCTCAGCCGGATCTGTCGCCGACTCCGCCTTCTTGACAGCTTCCGCGTGCTTCTTCTCCCAGAACTTCGCGCGAGCCGCGTATCGCTTCGCGGTCTTCTCGGCGGTCGGTTCGAGCTTCTTGACTTGAGCAGACTTGGGGATGGTCGTCTTCCACGCGTCCTGATCGGCCTTCTTCTGCTCGGCGATCTTCATCTCGCTCTTGATCTCAGTCTTCAGCTTCTCCTTGTCGATCGACTTAGACTTGTCGCTCCACGACTTCGGGTCCGGCGTCTTCGGTGCTTGACCAAAGGTCTTCATCGACCGATTGGAGATCTGCTCGAGATGCACCTGTGACGCCTTCGCCATCGGGTGATCAGTGCCGACAGCCTTGACCACCTTCATGTGCGCCTGGACGGCCTTCTTGTTCGCGGCATACGCGGCCGCGAGGTGAGTCTGTCGCTCGACCTCTGTCGACGCGTTCTTCGCCTTAGCGTGATGCTCCGCGGACTTCTTGTTCCAGAACTTGGTCCGCGCCGCGTATCGCTTCGCCGTCTTCTCGGACTTCGCGTCAGCGCCGATCGAGCCCGATCCTCCGCCCGGTGTTGCTGAAGACGCGTGAGCTGTCTTCGGCGCAGAGGTTCCACCCGCGGACTTGACGATCTGCGACTTCTCCTTAACCGGAGCTGCACCGATGCGTCCACCACCGGGCGCGAACTGACCGCCGAGACGCTTCTCGATGATCTTCGCAGCCTTTGAAGCTCTACCCATCTAAGGTGACCTCACATGTTGACGCCGAGCGCGCCGGTTGCGGATCCGACGAGACCTCGGATTGCGTGGACCCACGCGAGCGCGTCGCCGCCTTTCGACTCGGCGGTCTTGAGCGCCTGAGTCAGAGCATTCTCATCCGCCTTGGACTTCGCGAGCTTGATCTTGTGCTCGTAGTCCGCGCTCTTCTTCGCCCAGAACTTGGCTCGAGCCTCAGCCTGAGACTTGACCTTCTCGCGTTGCTTCTCGTCCATGACGGACGCCTTCTGCTTCGCGCGCTCGACCCTGTCGTTCCACGCCTTCTCGTCCCGACCCTTCATCCGCTCGTCGCGATCGGTGAGTCGCTTCTGCTCGCGAGCAGCTCGGTCAGCCTTCTGCTTCTCGTGTCGCTCGCCGCGCTCCTTGCGATCGTTGTCGTGACGCTCGGAGCGAGCGCGCTTCTCTCCCCATTCCCTCTCCTCTCGCTTCGCCGACTCGTCGTGCTTCTTGCCGACGGATCTGTCCGCGTGTCCGCGAGCGCGACGCGTGACGGCATGGTCGCTGCCGAGGGTCTTCTCGACCTTCGCGGCCGCCTCGTGCGACTTCTTGGACGCCTTCTTCGCCTGCGCAGCGAATGCCTCGCGCTCGAGATGCGTCGCCGCATTCTTCGACTTCTCGCGAAGCTCGTCAGCCTTGCGACTCCACTGCTCGGCTCGAGTCGCGTGCTTCTTCGCAAACTTCTCCCGTCGAGCTTTATCCGCCGGAGCCGACTTCGACGGCATCTTGCCAGAGGCTTGCGGAGAACCGCGACCGACGCGACCCTTCTTCGCCTTCTCCCTCGCCGTCTTGCCGACGCGTCCTCCACCCTTGGCGAACTGACCACCCTGAGGAGCTTCCTTGGCTCCACCAGCACGACGGCGAGATCCACCTGATCTTCCTCGAGCCATTACACGCGTCCCTTCGGCGAGCCCCACGACTTGCGCCACGGGACCAGCGAGCATCGGTCGTTCGGGTGAATCGGCGGACCCTGGACTCCACCCATGAAAACAGCGTTGAGCGGCAGGACGACCTCGTCCAGTGAGGCGCAGACGCGACACACTCGCTTGTCGTTCGCGGCGTCCCACATCTTGAGCCACCCCGGATCGTCCTCGTTGGCGATGCGGAGGGACTCGAGCTGCGACTCGGTGTATGCGTTGACCAGCTCGGTGCGAACGAGCCGCTCTGCGTCCGAGCGCGAGCGGAATAGGTTCTTGTCGGCGATGGCGTCGGCGATCGCCGTGGGTCCCTTCTTGCTGAGGGCGATCGCGCGACCAGCTCCGAGGATGCGCGTGGTCAGCTCGCCGACCGTCTCACCCTTGATCACGCCGACCGCGAGCTCGTTCCTGATCCTGCGACCCACGGCGTCGGCGTATCTGTCCGACTTCGACTGGAAGCGACCAATCATGGTTCGCTTCATGTTGGTCAGCACTTTCGCGACAGGAATGTTCAGCGTCCCAACTGCCCCGCTAAACTTCTTCTCGCCCTTGTTGACCATCGTCTCGAGCTTCTTGGCGCCGACCTTCGTCGCCTTGGTCGCGCCCTTCCCGAGTTCCTTCATGGTCGCAGAAGGAAGCTCCTCCTCGGCGATGGCGATGACGTCGTTCAGCTGTGCGAGCAGAGCGCGATGCTTGTGGAGGCTGTACTCGCTGCTCGCCTGCTCGCCCTTGAGGAACTTGTGAAGCGCACGAGCAGTCTTCTCCCGGAGCTCGTAGAGCTTCGGCATGATCTCGCGAAGCTCGGGATCACTGAGGGTGATCACGGCCTTGCGATTCTCCTTGACTGCGTCGCGGAACGACATCTTTACTTCTTCGACAGGACCTTGCGGAGCTTGACGAGTCGCTTGGACTTCCCGGGCGACTTCGCCTTGGGCTTCTCCCGCCCGGTGGTCGCGTACTTGTCGAGGTAGCTCTTCTTCAGTCGGCCCTCGTACTTCTCCTCGGGCTCACCGTCCAGCTCCGTCGGCACGTGGAGCGACTGACCTGGTGCGAGCTTAGACCACTCCTCCTCGATCTCGTCGCGGTACTCGAGCATCTCCTCGTCGTACTCGAGGATGCTGTCCTCGACGGAGATCTCGCCGGCGACGTCGTAGATGATGCGCTGCTGAACGTGACCGCTGATGCTCATGTGATCTCCTTCACGGGCTAAAGCCGCCGCCCGAGCCCCATCCGGTGCTCATCGCGAGAAGCGCTGCGACGCTTGACTTCTTCTTCTTCTTCTTCCTCTTCGGCACAGTGTGATCCTTGCTCTTCGACTGGCCGATGAGTTTGGAGCCGCTCTCCTGGAGCTTCGGGGACTGCTTCGGCTTCTTCGACTTCTTCTCCTTGAAGCTCGGCGCGGACCCGCGCTTGACAAACGCGTCCCAGTGCTCCTGACTGTGGATCTTGAGACCGCCCTCCTTCGTGTACGACGCGACCTTCGTCGGCGGCCGACCGAACGGCTGACTGTTGTCGTGCAGCGTGAACTCGTCGAAGACGCCGCGCTTGATGCCCTCTTGAACCGTGCGGCTGACGTCGCGGTGAGCGTCGCGAATGTACTGCTCCGGAACAACGCGACCGTAGGAGTCGCTCTTCGGGTCGGCGGCGCGAGCGTTCGAGCGCTTGACCGCTTCCTCCACGTCGACGGTCGCGTAGCTGGCGACGACACGCTTCGCTCCGTTCTCCCTCCAGGTGTTAATCCGCTTCTCGAGGTTGTCGATGCCGTTGTCGCCAACGGTGTCGAACACGACGTCGTGTCCACCGTTGAGCGCCTTGTGAGCGGTCTCCTTCGCCATATGTGAGGACTCCTCGTGAGCGAACGCAGCGGCTCGGTCGTCCTTCGCCTTCTTGCCAGCCTCGTACTCGGGGATGTGCTCCTTGGCTCCGTCCGCGTTCACGTGAGCAGCCTTGCTCGCGCCAGGGATGGCTAGCTCCGGGTTCCTGAGCAGAGCCGACGACTTGCCGGACGCAGGGCCTCCGCCGGTCATGTAGACGGTCGGCGCCTCGTGCTTCGGGAGGTCCTTCGTGATGACGCTCTCCTCGTAGGCTTTGTGGACCCTGTTGACGCGGTCCTTGTCCCATCCGTTCGCGGTCTTGAAACGCTCCTCAGTGTCCTTGTGACCTCGCGATTCTCCCTGCCACTCTGGCGCCTTCGCCGCCTTCTTCGCGAACTTCTCGGCGGTCTTCTGGTAGTGAGCTTCCTTGCCGCCTCGAGCTGTGTGAACCGTGCCGTCGGCTCGAGTCACCGTGGTGAAGGAGCCGTACTGATCTTTCCCGCGTGTGATCTTGTCGCCCGGCTGATGCGCGAACTTCTCCGGCTTCGGCTTCTTCTCCTTGGCCGCCTCGAGTTTCGTGCCGAGCATGGGGTCGCCCTTGATGAACTCTGACCTCTTCAACGCAGCCTTCTTGCTCGCGGCCGTCCCGTGCGTGATCCTCGCCATCGCAGAGTTGTGACCGTCGGCGGCCTTGATCGCCGCCTTCGCGTCGAAGCCGCCTCCGGCCTTCAGCATGTGACCGTGGGACTGCTTCGCTAGCGGATGGCTCTCGCCAACCGCCTTCACGACCTTGGCGTGAGCGACTCGAGCCTTCTTGGCGGCGAGCGCCTCGGCGACTCCACGCTCCGCACCGGACAGCTTGCTCGCCTCAGCGTGCTTCTTCTCCCAGAACTTCGCGCGCTGAGTGTAGCGCCTCGCAGTCTTGAGGCTCTTCTCGTCGGGAGCACCTCCTCCGCCTCCACCACCGGATCCTCCGCCTCCGCCGCTCTTCTTGACGATCGCCTCCTTCGCCTTCGCGATGCGCTCCTGACGAGCGAGCTTCGCCTTCGACGGTCCCGCCGTGATGCGACCTCCACCCGGTGCGAACTGACCGCCGAGGCGACGCTCGATGATCTTGCCAGCGCGACCACGCTTGCCCATTTCACTTGCCTCCCTTTGCGAACGGATTCTTGCCCTTCTTTGAAGGCGGAGCCTCCTCGTCCTCGGCGAGCTCCTCGTCCATCTGCTCCTCGGTCAGCTCGTCAGGCTCGTCGGGGTCGTCCTCGGCAAACGGATCCTCCTCGGCCATCGGGTCCGGCTCGGGCATCATGAACTGGTCCTGCGTGATCGCGGACTTCAGCTCCTCCTTGATCTTCTCCTTCGTCTCGGACGACGCGTTGTCGCCGAGGTGCGCGGAGGCGAGGGCGAACTTCTGCTCGATCTGGTACGTCGCGGACGGGATGTCCAGACCCTCGACCATGACGGACTGGTTGATGAGCGCCTCAGCGTCGGTGACGTTGAAGTGCTGATAGCCGATCAGCTCGGGCGGCTCCTCGTCCATGCCGCGACCAGCCGCGAGCAACTCGGCGAGCGCGTTCGCCATGGTGACGAGTTGCTTGCCGATCGCGCCGAGCACGATCTCCTGCGCGACGCTGTCCTGGCGCTTGGAGTCGGCGGAGCGGCGAAGCATGGCGCCGGACGTGTCCTGCGCGAGCGCCATCTGCGCGACCACGCGAAGGATCGCGTCGCGAAGGTCCTGCAGAGCATTGCGACCGACGTCGGCTCCCTGCATGTTGGGACCCACGAACTCAGCGCGGTCCTCGTTGCCGCGAACGTGAACCTCACCAGGTGATCGAGTGCGCTTCGCTCGGTTCGGGTCCTGCTGCGACTCGCTGACGACGGTGTCGATGCCGGCGATCTCGGGACCGAGGAACTCATACAGCTGCTGATAGTTGAACTGCGACCACTGGAACGACTCGCCGTTCTGTCGATTGAAGTACGCGCGACACAGCGACTCGATGATGTCGCCGACGTGGAGATGCGAGCCGTCCTTCTGGCAGAGGCTCAGGCGAACCCACGGCACGCGACCGAAGGAGTGCGATCCTGTCTGCCTCGGTAGGATCACAGTCTCCTCGCCTGGCATCGGCTGATCGCGACGCTCCTCGACGACGTACTTGATCCACTCGGTGTCGGTCCAGATGGTCCAGGTGTGAACCTTCGTGTCGCGAGGCTTCGTGAAGTCCGCTCCAGGAGTGTCGCACGTGTACGTACGGACCCAGAGGAACTTCCCGTTCTCCTCCTCCCAGTCCGTCACGCACTCCGTCCCCCACGAGATGACGTAGGCACGTAGCGACCCGTCGTCCTCCTGCTCCTTGAGTGACGACGGTGGGGGAGCGTCTAGGTCCTCGGCCGGTAGATCGGCCTGGAGCCACGACCATCCGCAGACGAGAGCCTCGACTCCAGCATCGCGAGTCACCTTGTCGAACGAGCGCCGATTCGAGCCGTCGTCGGACAGCGCGGTCGCGTTGTCCATCAACTCCTTCCAGTACTCGTCGACCTCCTTCTCGACCTCCTCGACCTCCTCGACCTCCTCGACCTCCTCGATCGGGTCGTCGTCCACCTCGTAGTCGAGCGACTCGTCCTCTTCGCCGGACAACTCGTCCAACTCGACGGCGTCCTCGCCCTCCATCGCGGCTAACTCGGCCTCGGCCTCGGCGATGAGGTTCTTGGCACCCTCCTTCGAGGACTTGACCTTCTCCTCGGTCTGGACGTTGATGCGGATCGGGTCCTGCGCGAGGCCAGCGCTGATCTGGTTGATCACCAGTGCGAAGATGTTCTCGTAGTACGCGCGCCTCTTGCGCTCGGCGTACACACCGGGCTTCTCGTGCGTGTACTTCGGGAACACGTTGTCGAGAATGGCGTCGTTACCGAGAAGGTGCTGACCTCCCCGGTACAGAGCCTTGAGCGTCTTCACCTGCGCGAGGTTCAGCGACGGATGGCACTGACGAAGGCGCTTCAGCTGGATGCCGCGCTGATCCTGCCCGGTGGTTCCGGGTCCTGGTGACGGACCCTGCTGAACCTGGCCGAGCATCGGCGGTTGATTGTTCCCGTATTCCATCGCGGTGATTCCTCGCTGAGTTAATCGCGCAGCGACTCGAGCCGACCGTTGTGAGCGGCGACGCGGATCTGTCCGGCGGTCTGTCGGTCGGGTTGGATCGACTCTGGGATCTTCTCGAGCGGAAGACAGTGGAGGCGATCGTCGACTACGGTGCAGCGGACGAGCAGCGGAACGTCCTGCCACCATCCCACGAGGTCGGCGTTCGTCGCGCCGATCACGACAGGCTTGTGGAGCTTGATGTCGCTGGACAGCGGACCGGTTCCCATGTCGAGAAGCAGCTGAAGAATGATGCGCGGACGCGCAACGAAGGCGAAGCCTCCGGACCGAGGGTCGCGGGAGTACTTCGCCTTCGTCTCGGCGGCTAGGAGCTGGAGCTTGATCCGCGGATCGAGCTTCTGCCGGTCGATCGTGTCCATGCGGTCCACGCCGACGACGTCGTCGATCTGTCTCGGTGTTCCCTTGTCGCTGCTCATGACTTCTTGCTCCTCAGCACGTGTATCAGCGAGCATCCGTTCCACAGCGTGGCGCCGAGGTAGATGCCGCTCTTGGTCAGCGCGGTGGTGACCGACGTCAGCGCGAGTATGACGAGCATGACCCAGAATGTGATCACGTCGTCGCGCTTGCTCCAGCTGAAGTCGACGTACGACCTGCGCTTCCGCTTCATCAGAATCGCTCCAACTGATTGATCCTCTTGACCGCGTTCGCGATCACGTGTCGGCCGAGTTCGGTGATCGTCACCTCGACGACGTGCGTCCTGCCGACGCGCTTGACCGTCACGTACCCTTGACGTGCGAGCCAAGCTCTCGTGACGCGAGGTACGACGACCTTCTCGCCTCTGTCGAGCTTCGACAGGACGTTGAACTGAGCCTCGCTGAGAACGTACGGCATCGTCTACTTCTGCTCGCGCTGAGCCAGCTCCTTGCGGATGCGCTCGCGCACCTCGTCGGTAATGACGGTGCTCCCGGGCATCTGCGCGACGGTCCCGTTGACGTCGTTGACGACGATGGTCGCAGTCAGCTCGTGTGCGACGAAGTTCGGGGTCGGCTGATCCTCGCCGAAGATCACGTCGGCGATCGGCCCGAGTGTCTCGTCGAGTGTACGCGACGGAAGCGCTTCGTCCGTGGACGAGAGGATCGCCTCGACGATCGGCTCGACCTTCGCGTCGCTCGTGTCGAACTCGACCCACTTGTGACCGTTCCAGAACCTCACTGCTCACCGCCGACGCAGAACGGACACTTGGCGAAGGTGCATCCCACCTTACCGACGAACTTCTCGTGCTCGGCTCGGCCGATCTCGCGGATGCGCTTGATGTCCTCAGCCTCGATCTCCTCTGGCGTCATGCGACGGACGGGCTCGGTGCGTCGCAGCTTGACGTCCTCGACGACCTGGATGGAGGTCAGCTCGACCTCCTCAACCACGAGGTTGACGGTGGCGACAGCCTTGCGTCCGTCGACGCGAAGCACGAGGCCGAGGCACGGGAGGCGAACGAGCGTCCCGTCCTCGAGCTTCGCCATGACGCTGATGTCCTGACCGCGCGACGGGTGATCGTCGCTCATCAGCTCGGGCTGCGAGCCAGCGCGTCCACCCTTGATGACGATCTGGCAGGACTTAGTCCTCATGAGCAGCTCCTGACTACAAGCGCCATCGTCCACATGACGACAACCACGATTAGAGCACACGTCATGGACCGACGCTCGCTCACCGCTGATCTCCAGCAACCATGTCGGTCAGGAGCGTCAGCTGCTGTTGGATGTTCGCCAACTCGTGATTGACATGCGACACGATGGACTCGGCGACACAGCGCAGACGAGTGCAGACGTGGCACTTGCACGATGCGACGTTGCAGCTGGTCGGAGCCAGCAACGTCTTCGCCCTCACGTCGGCGACCTCGAGGACCGACTCGAGATTGATCATCACACACCTCCGCTCGCGTAGTCGCTCTCGGTGATCTTGGGAACGCCGCGATAGAGCGAGTTCCAAGCATGAGCGCCGGCGTCCACCTGGTCGTCGTGGGTGTCGTTGTTCCCTGTGAAGCGCTGGAACTCGTCGATGAGCACCTCGGCCCACGGAGCGTCCATCGGCACCATGACGCGACCGTCGTTCCACGCCGCGGCGAGTGCCATCGCTCTGGTGTACTTGTCGCGCGCAGTGTCGGTGATGTCGAGGACGCGAAGCTTCGGGTCGATGGCTCGCAGCGACTGCGGAACGGCCTTGAAGCCGCTGACGGCCTCGCACACGATCATCAGCTTGCGACGGTATTGGAGCTGACGCGCCATCTCGACGAGCTTGGGGATCTCGATCTGCTGACGAACGACGTCGACGATCCACATCCGCGTGTTGATGCCGAAGCCTTCGGTCGCCACGGTCATCAGCACGGACCAGTCGGCGCTCGTCTTCGCAGTCGCGGCTGGATCGATGCTGATGCATCCGCGCTTGCCCTCCCACTTGAAGTCCTTGAGGCTGAAGCGCGACGGCTCCTTGAAGACCTGCGTTCCCTCTGGACGCGGCTTCCCCTGGTACATCGCGTTGAAGATGTGATCACCGAGCGTCTTCTTGATCTCGGCGAGGTGACCGTCGTGTCCGCAGATGTCCTTGTCGCTGCAGATCTCGTACGGGTACTTCTCCGGCCACGCGACCTCGCCGAGCTTGCGGCCGAGGATGTCGGGGACGACGTCGCACACCGACGGAATGGAGATCTTGTCCCACTTGAGGTTCTTGTCGATGAACCCGATCAGGTCGTCCACGTGCCACCGAGTATGCAGCACGATGATGGATCCACCCTGCAGACGAGTGAACGCGACCGCCTTGAAGCGCTCGATGACCGCGTTGTTGATCGCCTGCGAGCGAGCGTCGCGCATCTCCTTGTACGGATCGTCGTAGATGGCGAGGCCCGGAACGCGCTTTCCGGTGATCGCACCCTGAGCGCCAGCGGCGATGAGTCCGCCACCCTGAGGCGTGAGCCAGAAGCTCGCGGCGTTCACGTCCTGCGACAGCGTGGACCCGGCAGCTTCGAGCGTCTCCTTGCAGATGCGCGACTTCGTCCGGGCCTGAGCGTCGCTATAGGTGATGTACGCGCACAGATCGCCCGGGGACTTGTCCGGCGAGAGCCACCATGCGATGGAGCGAAGGAGAGCTGTCGTCTTCGCGTGACCCGGACCCATGTCGAACACGATGCGGATCGGCTTCAGGCGAGCGTACTCGATCACGTCGAGGATCGGCTGAAGGTGCGCCGGCGGAGGCTCGTGCGGCGCGACGCGCACCATGAAGTCGCGGATCGACTCGCCGCCGACGAGCTGGTTCGCCGCGCGGTAGAACTGGATCTGCTCCTCGGGCGGGAGGAGCTTGATCCAGGACTGGTCGAAGCCGTCGAAGAACGTCTCCTTCGCGTTCTTCCCGCGGATCGAGTTGACGCGCTGATCAGCCACGCACGACTCCAGCTTCGCCTCGAGCCGATTGATCTTGCGTGACGCGCCGACCGTGACGGTCAGAACCACGACCATCGTGAGCATCAGCGCGATGAGACCGGCCCGACAGTCTGCGCATCGGGTGGAGCACGAGCATCGACGCGCCGACACTCACTTCTTCTCCCGCAAGTCGATGACCATGCTCTTGGATCCCCCGTTCGAGTGACCGTTCCCGTTGACGACTTGACCAGTCGGCCCAATCATCAGCATCTCCTCACTGGCACCATCGTGAAGCTCCCTCACGGCGACGTCGATGTCCACGACCTTGGCGACTCCGCCCGGTGGTAGCTCCGGCTTCGGTACGCCTCGCTCGGCCAGCTCTCTCGCCTTCTTCATCAGTGCGCCGAGTGTCTCGCGTGCCGCGTTTGTGATGACGCCGCCGACGATCTTCTGCTCGAGGCTCCCCTCGATCGGCTGATCCAGAGCGTCCAACTTGACGAGGGCGTTGAGCGCCGCGAGCGCCTCCTTGATCTTCCCGGCCTTGATGGCGACGCGGTACACGTGGTTGAACCGCTGGCGAATGACGTCGCGCTGATCGCGCGTGACGTCCGCCGGCACACCGTCGAGTCGCCACGCCTTCAGGATGATGCGCTGGACGTCCTCGAACTGCTTGAGCGGGACGCCTATCTCGAGGGTCGCCCACGTTCGGTTCGACGCCTCAGTGTGACCCTCGAGCATCCGCTGCTCGAGCAGACCGGCGAACTTGACGAGGTTCGACGGGATCTCGTCAGGCGACGAAGCGTCGTCGGCTGTCGCCGGTGTCGCTTCAGTGGTGTCGCCTGGCGGAAAATCCTCCACCGGCCGACCCCTAGCATGGAGAGAAACGGAACGCAAGGAATTTCGCAAAAAATCGTGGAAGTCCTTGTAACTGCTGCGTTTTCCGTCTGCCGAGATGACGCGTAGGCGAGGTCGCCCCCGCTCGCCCATGGTGTTCGGCTCGGCGGAACCTTCTGCAGATCCTTCGGTCGTCGACCCGAGGGTGCGCCGTGCGCTATTTACTAACCTTAGATTATATCTATGAATGATGAAGAAGAAGTAGTAATAGAGGGTTTCGGGGTGGGGGGTCCAAGGATAGGCCGCTAGGTATGCACCGCGCACTTTGCAAGAGGACACGTCATCTTTCGCACAGTCACCGACCACCGGGCTTTCAAAGAATTGCACCATCAACGCTTGCAAACGCTTACAGCTTGTGTTACTATCGGCCTCTTTTCGCTGAGGAGGAGACGTGAGCTTCCGTCATCCCGGTTTCAGCGTTGGGTTCTACAACGGACTTCTCGCCGTTGTGGAGCTTCACCGCTCCATCAACCTGTACATCTGCGAGTGCAAGTGTGGACGCCGCGCGGTCGTTCCGCTTCGCGTTCTGTGCCGAACCAAGAACGCGATCTCGTGTGGACCGCAATGCGGTCTCGAACCGACGCAATGGTCGCTGAATGAGAACGAGAGAAGAATCTTCGCTAACGTGCGCTGCAACCTGACGCAGTGGCGACTGAGGGGCGACAAGCCTTTGCTCGGCGACACCGTCGTAACGGACCCGCTCACACTCAAATGATCGAGCCACAACATCCCACTCAACACGACTACGTCGCCGACATCTGCCCAGTTTGCGGCGTGAAGTGTCCGCACGGGGAGATGCTCGCTCGCCGCGACGGCAAGAAGCGCGGACCCAAGCCGAAGCCTCACTCCAATCGCCGAAAGCTGACGGTCTACATCAGCCGATCCCTCGAGCTGGCGATCCGAGCGCACGCTCCGCATCTCGAGACGTCCGCGTGGATCCGCGAGCATCTCGAGTCCATGTTCCCGAACCACCGGGCCGACGCCGAGCGACTGGCGCGCGGCGAGACGCAGACAGAGGACGACAAGTGAGCACCGACAGCCTTCAGCCGAACTTCAGTCAGTCCGTCGCGTTCCTCCGTCTGCTCTACCCGAGCGGTCCCTGGATGCTCACCGCGATCTCCGTCGACAAGAAGGGGATCGACGCGCGCACCTTCGGCGACGACCAGACGCCGCCGGACGAGGAGGAGGTGCTCGCGTGGCTGAACCTCCACAAGAACCGAAACCTCTACTACAGCGTCAATCAGCCGACTGACTCCGCTCGCGACAAGCGCAAGCTCAGCAAGACGGACGTTCGCCGCGTTCACTATCTCCACGTGGACGTCGACCCGCGAGCCGGGGAGGACGTCGCGTCGGAGCAGGAGCGCATCCTGAGGGCGATCGAGTCCTACCACGTCAAGCCGACGTTCGTCGTCTTCAGCGGCGGAGGATACAACGCTCTGTGGAAGCTCGCGTCACCGATCGACGTCGCGGCGAACTCCCCGAGTCCGGAGGAGACGATCGCCCGAGCCATCGACGTGGAGCGTCGCAACTGGCAGTTCGAGCTAGACTTCAACACGCCGGATCACTGTCGGGACGTGAGTCGCATCCTGCGACTCCCGGGCACCCTGAACCGGCCGAACGCAGAGAAGATCGCGAAGGGTCGCACCATCGCGCTCTCCAAGATCCACTCGACCAAGCTCGGCGACGACGGGAAGCCGCAGACGTACGAGTACGGCTTCTTCGTCGCGACACCGGCCGTCCAGTCGAACGTGTCGGCGTCGACCACGGGAGGTGCTCGCGTCTCGTCGAACGTCGAGCGCGTCGAGTCGCTGGACCACGTGCGCGGCACGAACGACCTGCCGATCCCCGAGTCGCTGAAGGTGGTCATCGCCCAGGGTTTCGACCCGACCGACCCGAAGAAGTGGGAGGGCGATCGCTCGTCCGCGCTGTTCTGGGTCGTGTGCGAGCTGGTCAGGCTCGGCGTGCCGGACGCCGTGATCCACGGCGTCATCACCGACAGCCGCTTCGAGATCAGCGCGTCCGTCCTCGACAAGGGGAACGGGACCGCGCGCTACGCACTCCGGCAGATCAGCCGCGCGAAGGACAAGGCGGACGAGAACGGCGAGATGCTCGAGCTGATGAACTCGCGCTTCGCCGTCATCCTCGACATGGGAGGCGCCCCGATGGTGATGATCGAGCCGAGCGGCTCGGTGGAGGAGGCGACGTTCCAGGCGTTCCGGCCGTTCAAGGACCGCATCAAGAACTACCCGAAGGTGCCGACAGGCGTCAAGGGTAAGGAGCTCTCCGCCTTCGACTGGTGGACGAGTCACCGACGTCGCCGCGAGTACAAGCGCGTCGTCTTCGAGCCTGGACTGGACGTGCCGGACTGCTACAACCTGTGGACGGGCTTCGCGGTTCAGCCGACTCCCGGCGAGGCTCACCTTCGCTACCTCGAGCACGTGCGCGACAACATCTGCGACGGCGACGAGCGGTGCTACGACTACCTCGTCAAGTGGATGGCGCGCGTGGTCCAGTACCCTCGGACGCAGTCGATGGTCGCCATCGTTCTTCTCGGCGACAGAGGCACCGGCAAGAGCGTCTTCACGCAGTTCTTCGGTCGGCTCTTCGGCGCTCACATGTTCGTTGTCAGCGACGTGAACCAGCTCACGGGCAGGTTCAACGGACACCTGTCCACGTCGGTCTTCGTCGTCGCCGAGGAGGCGTTCGACATGAGGGAGAAGCGACACGAGTCCGTGCTGAAGGAGCGCATCACCGGGGCGCGGACCGCCGTCGAGCGGAAGCAGCGCGACATCATCCAGCTGCCGAACTACTCTCACATCGTGATGACGTCCAACAACGAGCGCGTCGTGCCGGCGGGCGATCACGAGCGACGCTTCATGGTCATGCGCGTCGGCAACGCGCGGCGACAGGACAGCGAGTACTTCGGCAAGATCCTGGCGGACATGGAGGGCGATGGTCCGGCCAACCTGCTACACTACCTGCTCCGCGTCGACCTGAGCGGCTTCAACGTCGGCGATCCGCCGAAGACCGCGGAGCTTCGGCTTCAGCAGGAGCACTCCATGTCCTATCACCTGGACTGGCTCATGTCGAAGCTCCACGCTGGAGTGTGGATCGACGGGCGAGAGAAGTGGATCGGCCCGGTGCGCAAGAAGCTCCTGTGGGAGTCGTACCGCAATCACGTGACGTCGCTCGGCGCGAAGGCGATGGGCGAGCGAGCGTTCCACAACTTCGTCATGCGCGAGCTACCGGGCACGATCGATCGGCAGATCTACGGCGAGCAGGCTGGCGACCGACCGATGGCGTTCTTCTTCCCGCCCCTGGAGCGGTGCAGACAGATCTGGGACGAGAGGCGAGGCTACAAGTCGGACTGGAGGGACCCGAGCGTCCAGGAGCAGGGTGACGCCAAGGTGATCCCGCTGCCGGGGACGGTGTTCGAGTGAGGATTTCGACATGAGGATTTCGACATGAGGATTTCGACATGAGGATTCCGACATGACGTTCCAGGAGTTCTGTCTCGACCTTAAGCGATGGCGCGCCGAGGAGGGACCTCGCGCCGTCGACGTGTGGTTCGAGAACGGTCAGCTGAAGGTGAGGTTGAGGAAGCTGCCGGAGCGACGACGATGACGATCGACTTCGACGTCGTCAGCAATCGCGATCCGGAGTACGTCGCCGCCATCCGCTCGCACTACACCGAGTCGGGTGGAGCGCCGGTCGGCAAGAAGCTGTCGCTCAGGATCCGCGATCACGGCGAGCATCGCGGATGGATCGGGCTCGGCGAGCCGTCGTACAAGCTCGCCCCGCGTCGGCGCCTCGGGCTCGAGGATGCTCGGCCTCTGCCGCTGACCGTGTGCTGCTTCATCTACAAGCTCGACGAGCCTGGACCGACGAGCGCGAGCGACATCCTCAAGGCTTGGCATCGCGTCGTCCCGAGGTGGTGGAGCATCCTGTACGGATGGGAGCCGATTCACTTTGAGACGATGGTGGACCCGAGCAAGATTCGCGAGAAGCAGAATCCCGGAGCCTGCTTCCGCCGAGCGGGATACAGACCGCTCGGCATGACGACCGGACGCAGCGCTCGCCGACCGTCGGGTCACAGCCGAGGTCCGCGCCACTGGATCGACGGAACGCCGAAGCTGGTCCTGTATCGTGGACCGCTCCGCAGACTGGTCGGCTCTACCGCTACCGGAACGTCAGGAGGCGTGTGATGTCGAATGCTATCGTGGAGAAGCTGGTGGACGCGCAGGAGGAGATCTATCGCCTCACCGGCGAAGTCCTCGTTCTGTGCGCGAAGGTGTCGGACGAGGACTTCGACCTGATCTACGCGGAGTATCTGCGTAGACCGAAGCCGTACCTCTACATCAAGTCGTTCGAGTTCAACGTGAACGGCGGACGCATCTGCATCATGCGACAGACGGCGACGATCGTATGAAGCCGCCGAAGCTCAGTGCCGAGGGTCAGGCGACGTACGACGCGCACCAGGTGCGTCATCACCTTGATGACTTCGAGAACGCGGCGCGTGCCGAGCACGACGCGACAGGTTCGACGATGGCTGGCGACATGATCGAGTTAATCGCCGAGATCAAGAGACTTCGTGTCGCGCTCGTTGAGGCGTGCGATATGACCGCGTTCTGGTCTGCTCTGGCCAGATCTCGTCAACGCGGTGTTGGTCGAGACGAACGATTCGACGCTGACCACGTTAGGCTGACCGAGCTGCGCAAGCTCGCGCCGCGCTCATGAGCCATCTCGAGAATCACGACCCAGGTGACGAGCATCCGCAGCGCGCGTGGGATCGCGGCACGCTGATGAGCCGCGTGCTCGACTTCCTGCTCGCACACCCGGGCAGACAGTTCACGCCGACCGAGATCGCCGACGAGTTGGACTCGGCGCGAAACACGATCTACAAGTGTCTGACGCGACACGAGAAGCGCGGACGCGTCAAGCATCACGGATACGGACGCTGGAGCGTCTAGATAAAACCAGAGAAATGGAGAAAGAACTGTGAGAGACATCAAGATTCCTACACCGAACGCCGAGGCCCTCGCCATTCTCGCCAAGGCTGCTGACGCCTACGAGAAGCTCGCCGCCGCGCACGAGGTCGCGGCCGACTTCGTCCGCACCTACGCTCAGCACGTGCGGAAGGGCGACGGATTGAGGATGCTCGAGATCCGCGAGCAGCTGAATCGCGTGAGCATCTCAGACGACGAGGCTGTCGAGCTTCTGCGCGCGACGAAGATCGTCGATCCCGCGTGGGCCGACGCCGTCAGCCGCGTGGAGGTGCTGCACAGGATCGGGAGCATGAGCGTCGCCGAGCTGATCAAGGCAGGTATCACCCACGCGCTCGGGTGCGAGGTGGCGAGGGAACCTCGACCGGGTCGCGAGGTCGGTTCGTGGAGGCCCGAAGCTCCGGGCAACGCGTCCTCGTCCTGCGAGGTCTGCAACGCACTCGAGAGGCGCGCCGAGCAGGTGATGCGCGATCGCGGACGGTGAGCGAGCACCTCACAAGAGAGACGCGCTACCTCCTCGAGCGCTTTCGACGAGGCGACGTGTACGTATATGATCTGGACGCGCGCATCACGCATCGCTCGCCGCAGATGGATCGCTACAGCAGCGAATACTCAGCTTTTCGGCCGACTGCGCGACATGAGGTGACGTTCGCCGAGCAGAGTCGACCGCGGGACATGAGCGTCTTTGGAATGACGTACGCGCAGCGTTTGGACGCGCTGCTCGAGACACGAGTCGCGCAAGTCGTCCACACGAACCACGTGTGGGAGGGTCGACGCGGTAGCCACTGCTTCACCGTCACGATCGAGATGGACGTGGACGCGCACCGATGGCTGGAGGAGGCTATCGTTGAATACAGATCGGGGAGGGAGCGGGAGTTTCGGCGCGAGGTCCAGGGTCGGTTCGTCCCGCACGAGCCTCGCCCGGTGCGTGCGCCGAGACCCGAGCCGATGAGGCCGATCGAGTTAGAGCCGTACGGCGCGAACATCAACATCAATCGTATCGCGGGGATCACGATGGATCAGCAGGTGGAGCGCCTCAGGGAGGCGATGACCGTCGGCTTCGACCCAGGTGCTCCGTCGGGCGACGACACGGTTGATGCGCTGATGTACGTTCAGCACGCGATCCGCGGACAGCGAGCGGATGTGACGATCGTCGACGATCCGAATCAGGTTATGGTTCGCGGCCTGAATCCAGACGGTACGGAGGAGACCGACGAGCAGATGAGGCAGCGTGTTCGGGGATGGTATCGGTCGCACATGCCGACGCACGAACGACCAGTTCACTACGTTGCCGGAGCAGCGCGCGAGCACGAGGCTTATCTACAGATGTGCCTCGGTCTTCTACGCGACATCATCTGCGTCGCCGCGAAGGTGTGGTGGCTCTCAATCGACGACTCGACGAAGCGCTTCCTGATGTTGGAGCACGACACCGAGCCGCGAAAGGTCGTGGATGAGACGGCGCTCGAGAAGGACGACGCGGACGTTCGCTTCAGCCTTCTCGAGATTCACGACAAAGGTGTGATGTGAGGCGACGCGTCAGCCCGTGGTGCGTCCCGGACAAGTGGCGATACGTCGAGAGCAAGTTTCCCGGCGCGTACGAGGCGTGGACTCGCTGGCCGAGCGTCGAGCTGACTCGCGGCGACGTGCTCGGCACGACAGGCAAGCCAACGACCGCGGTCTGCTCGGTGCGCTTCCTCGTCGTGCCGGGAGGATATCGTCACTATCGGTACGACGATCGCGCCAAGAGGTGGGTCGATCGATGAGCGAGCGTCGAGTGTTCACCTTCGGCGACTTCGATCTCATCCACGTCGGCGTCGTCAAGCTCCTCAGGTTCGCCGCGCAGGAGTTCGCCGCGTCGGGGACGGAGGTCGAGCTGACCGTCGCTCTGCGAACCGACGAGGTGATCGACTGTCAGCGGCGCGAGCGACTTCACACGTTCGAGGAGCGTCTCGAGATGCTGAGCATGATGCGACACGTGAGCTTCGTGCGACGACTCGAGGACGAGCTGCCGATACAGATGCTGATCGACATGTATCGCGTCGCGAATGGACCGCACGTGATCGTCGAGCCGACGACTCGGCTCAAGGGAAGAACAACCGACCTGGAGATCGCCGTCGGGGCGTATGGAGGCATCGTCATTCCGTACGACACGACGCACGACAAGGCTCACTACTGGAGCCTTCGCGCCTTCAGGGATCGCAGCAAGACGATGAAGAAGCTGAGAAGGAAGGTATGAGCGAAGAACCAAAGACGACCGACTACTGCGCGCGATGCGGCGAGTCACCGGAGAGCGGCTCGCATCTACCGCACGGACACGAGTACGTGGATCCGCGCGTTCGTGATCCGGCCATCAAGACGAAGCAGTTCGCACATCAGGCGAAGCTCTACCTCGAGCAGCGGAACGCGAGGTTCTTCGCTCTACACTGGGAGATGGGTCTCGGCAAGACTAAGCTGACGATCGACGTCGCATCCCACCTCTTCCTCACCGGGCAGATCGACGCCGTTCTGGTCGTGGCTCCGAATGAAGTTTTCTTAAACTGGCTCCAGGAAGAGATGCCTCGTCACATGGCGGCTCCATACGTCGGCATGGCGGCGAGGACGAAGGGCTCCAAGTCCGAGCGGACCAGGATGAAGCAGCTGATGATGCTGAACCGGGACGATCCGGACTTCCGCGGGAAGCTCAGGTTCGTGTGCGTCAGCTACGACGGTCTGCGAGTCGAGGCGACGTGGGAGTTCGTCAAGAAGTTCGCGATGATCTATCGCACGATGATCATCGCGGACGAGTGCAGCCGCATCAAGAATCGCAACGCTCAGCAGACGAAGCGCGCGAAGACGCTCGCCGAGTACTGCCCGGTGAGGTGGGAGGTGACGGGAACTCCGGCCACGGAGTCGCCGTTCGGTCTGCACTCGCAGATCGAGTTCCTCGACCCGAACTTCTGGGCTCAGTACGGGCTTCGCTCGTACAGCGCGTTCAAGACGCGGTTCGGCGAGTTCGAGCTCAGGCGCATGGGGAAGCGAGTCTTCAACCAGCTGAAGCAGTATCGTGGTCTCGACGACCTTCGCCGCATGATCGCGCCGATCTCGTCGCGACTGCTGAAGGAGGACTCGGAGGTCGATCTCCCGCCGAAGCTGTACACGACGCGACGCTTCGACATGGCCGAGGAGCAGGCGAGGCTCTACGCGCAGGTGCGCGATCAGTTTCTCGCGGAGTTGGACGGCGGCATGATCCTCGAGGCGTCGCTCGCCGTGGTTCGCCTCACGCGACTCCAGCAGATCGCCTGCGGTCACGCGACCGTGGATCAGTACGAGTCGTACGACGAGACCGAGGACGAGGAGCTGGAGCGTCAGCTGAGTTTCGACGACTCGCCGAGGTGGGACGAGCAGGTTCAGCGACCGCTCAGCGTAGAGATCATCGAGGACGCTACGCGACGCGCTCTGGCGACGCCCGAGGCCGAGGCTGCCGCTCGTGCTCAGTGGGGCGACGGCGACGGCGAGGTGCCGAGGCTCGCCGGCTCGCAACTCGCGGAGCCTCAGTCGTACGAGGAGGTCTACGCGCGCGTACAGCAGGGGATTCAGGACGTCGCTGCGTCAGGTGAGTCAGGGAAGATGCGGACGGATCCGGTGATCGCCGAGGCCGCTCCACTGAAGTCGACGCGCAAGACCATCGACGTGATCCCGCCGAAGGACAACCCGCGTCTCAAGCTCCTGGTCCATCTGGTCGAGCAGGCGACGCAGAACTACGAGGTCGCGAGACCGAGGAAGGTGATCGTCTTCTGCCGCTTTCGTCGAGACGTCGACCTGATCGTCGAGCACCTCAACGCGCTCGGTTGCGAGGAGGATGACGACGAGGAGTTCGGGAAGAAGTTCGCCGATCGCCGAGGAGAGTTCGCGTTGAGGTACGACGGTGCCGTCAAGCACGGCGTTCGCCCGGGTGTCCTCAAGCGGTTCCGCGATTCAGCCGACCCCTCCCGCGTCCTCGTGGCGAACGTTCACGCGATGTCGATGGGCGTCACGCTGACCATCGCCAAGACGATGATCTTCTACAGCAACTCGTTCAGCCTCGAGAAGCGCCTTCAGGCGGAGGACCGCTTCCATCGCATCGGGCAGGACCAGTCGGTCCAACTGATCGACATCGTCGGCAACGGAACCGTGGACGAGCACGTGGTGAAGTCGATGCGCGAGAAGTTCGAGATTCAAACACAGGTCACCGGCGATCGCCTTCGCGAGTGGCTCAACATCAGGGGTGTGGAGTCGTGATCCTTCGGTGCAACATGTCTCAGGAAGACTTCAACGAGGCGATCTCAATCGCGACTGAGCGCGAGCTTCTCGACACCATCTTCGAGCAGCCGTTTCTGCTCGAGTCAGCACACTTCGTCGAATGCCGAAGGGTGATCGGCAGACGTCACGCCGAGTTGCTCGCGGCTCGCGGTAACGAGAAGTCGCTAGCCGAGGTCGTCGACGCCGCGATCCTGTCCGTCATGACCACGCACGATCACTCGGCGCTGTGGAGCCACGGGCGACTGGATCCGGAGGCGTTCCGCTCGGCGATGCGACGCGTGCTCGAGAACCAGCATCGACACCTGGAGAAGAAGTGATGGATCGGCTTCAGCAGAGCATCCTCGACGCCGAGCGCGCCGCGAAGGTCGCCGAGAAGCGAGCCGCTCACCTCGAGGCGAGGGAGGACGGATGGCGGAAGCACCTCCTGCAGATCGGCTCGAGCGATCCGCCGCCGGAGCCTCCTGCGCTGTTCACCTGCGACGACTGTCCGGCAGCGCTGGAGTGTCCGTCCGCATTCGACGACTATAACACGAACGGCGACTGTCTGGAGATGAAGTGATGCCGAGAGTCTACGTCATTCAAAACACGCACCGTCTCAATCGAGACACTCACACGCTCGAGCCGAAGTACGACTTCGACGAGGCGAAGCAGTTCGGTGACGTCGTATTCCTGTTGTCGCCGATGGCGAAGCCGCACGACCCGACGGTGATCAAGGAGTTGCGGGAGAAGCTTCGCGACATCACGACTCACGACTACCTCCTGCTCGTCGGCAATCCGTCGCTCATCGGTTTCGCGTGCGCCGTCGCAGCGGACGCTACCGACGGGCGGTTGAAGGTTCTCCAGTGGGACGGCAAGAACAAAGCGTACGTCTGCGTGAGCGCGAATCTTCGAGCGACCTTCAAGACGCGATGCAGAGTACACACGTTTGTCAACGACGTGTGTCGCGACTGCGGCATCTGCGAGGACGCGTAAAAGGCGTCTGCGACCAAACAGGCAAGAAAGAAAATTGCGCTCACCTATTGCGTAACGTGCCGTAACCTGCTATAGTCGCCCGAACCACGGTTGGCCTCCAACTTCGGCAGCTCTGCGACGAATGTGCGTCGGCGAGCGCCTCAGCGGGTCATCCCAGAAATGGAGTACTGAACAGTGAGTGTGGACAGAAAACCAGATCCGCGCAACAACGCGGACGACGCGTACGACGCATTCGTGAAGATGGGCGACAGCGAGTGGCAGGGACTGCTCCGCTCGCTCGCCGGCGGAGGCGTGCTGACCGAGGCTGAGACCGAGGGCTTCAAGCGCGCTCGCACAGAGCGCGCTCAGCTGTCGCGCACCGAGACGGTCGACGCGGCTCCGGTCATCCCGAACTACGCCGGCGAGGAGCTGCCGACTCCGCAGGACGCCATCCGGGCGCTCGGTCAGCTCGCCGCGAAGCAGGGTCTGCTCGAGCTGGAGATCGAGGATCTCGAGCAGCAGCTCAAGGACAAGAAGAAGGAGCTGGCGGAGTACGCCGAGAAGCTCGTGCCGACCGCGCTCGAGCAGATGGGGATCGGCGCCGGCTCCAAGATCAAGACCCTCGGTGGTCTCACCGTCGAGCTGAAGGAGGACGTTCGCGCGTCCATCCCGCAGGACCCGACGAAGCGTCAGGCCGCGCTGGACTGGCTCTACGAGACCGGCAACGACGGCATCGTCAAGCGCGAGATCACCATCAGCTATCCGCGCGAGAAGGCGAAGTTCGCCGACGAGCTGATGGACAAGCTGCGCGATATGGGCGTCATGGAGAACGCCTCGGTCGAGAACGACTGGGACATTCACAACTCGACGCTCGTCGCGTTCATCAAGGCTGAGCTTCGCGAGGGGCGCGAGGTGCCGATGAGCAACTTCGGCGCCTTCATCCAGAAGCGGGCGAAGATCAACAGGAGCGGTAAGTGAGCGCGCCGAAGACGAAGCCGTCGCTGACGGTTCTGCCCGGTGGGTTGAGCGCGCCGAAGCTCAGCGCGAAGTTCAAGGCGACGCTGCCGAAGCGAAGCCTCGCCAGGGAGGCTGTCTGGGACAGCGAGTTCGCTCGGCTCCAGCGACGCCTCGAGAAGATCGCGGCGCTGAAGCGCGGCGACGCGACCATCAAGAAGGTGAGCGTCGGTGGTGGATGGGTGAGGCGACACTATCGCGACCCTCACACACGATATCTGATCCGACTCCGCTCCGACAAGAAGTAAGCAGACAGCTCCCGCCGTCGAAGAGGGACGGGTTCGTCGGTTCGACTCCGACGGTGAGCGCGATGCTCCGGCTATCCAGCCGAGCAGGAACAACCGGGCGCGACAAGCTGGTCAGCGCTGCCGAATGGTCGGCGTGCGTTCGTCAGCCAGCATCCGGGACAAGCGAAGGTAGGAACATGACTAAGGAAACGACCGCGATCCAGAACCCCGACAAGAACACCGGCATCCAGATCTTCGACTACGGCGAGGACGCCGGTAAGGGATACGAGAACCAGTCCAAGGCGGACCTCTCGATGCCCTTCATCAACCTCCTCCAGTCGGGTTCCCCGCTGGTGAAGGACGGCAAGGCTCGAGCGGGTGACTTCTTCAACACGGTGACTCAGCAGATCTGGCCGCGCGAGACTGGTCTGCTCTTCGTTCCCGGCAGCACGAAGCAGATGTTCGCGGAGTGGGTTCCGCGGAAGCAGGGCGGAGGATTCCGCGGTCATCATCAGGTGAACGACGAGATCGTGCTGAACGCGATCAAGAACGCGGCGAAGTTCGGGAAGTATCTCACTCCCGAGGGCAACAACCTGAACGACACGTTCTACGTCTACGGTGCGCTCTGCACGGAGGACGGAGTCGCAGACTCCATGTGCGTGATCCCGTTCTGGTCGACGAAGATCCGGCCGTACAAGGCGTGGAACTCTCGTCTCCGCACGTTCAACATGCAGCACGGGAACAAGATCCCGCTCTTCGCGAACCTCGTGCGCATGACGTCGAGGGAGACGCAGAACAGCGAGGGCGAGTTCTACATCCCGGTGCTCTCGAGCGCCGATCCGCGTGGCATCGGCTACAGCTTGCTCGGTCCGGACGACGAGCGGTTCCAGATGGCGAAGGCTTGCGCTCAGCTGGTGATGAGCGGCGACGCCGACATCAACTACGGCAAGTCTCGCGAGGCCGAGGGCGACGACGAGGACGGCGAGAAGAAGGACGGCAATCCCTTCTGACCAGTCGGTGAGTGCGTTCCGACTCGCGCACCTCAAACGAGTCGGTGGTCAGCCTCACGTATGGGAACTCACGGTAGACGCCGTGACGGGGTTCGAGTACCCGGTGAGGCGCGATGAGCTACAAGTGGAGCATCGAGGTTCCAACGCGCGTCTTCAACGCGTACAGGACGGTAGCTGCGGTCTACTTTCGTCTGGCGGACAGGCCCGGGTGTCTGTTCTTCATCGGCGATGATGAGATCGTGGCACGTTGTGACGGCGGAGACAGCGGAGACGAGGATCAGCCGTGTTCATCGAGCGACTGAATCAGCTTCTGGTCAACTTTAGGGCTCAGTACGGCGTCAGCCACGCTGATCTCAGGAAGCACTCGTGCGTCGTCAGCGCAGACGGAGCCGTCGGTCTCATGCGCGAGGCGGCGAAGCACGTCGAGTTCAAGATGACGTTCCACGAGCGCATTCAGTTCGACTCGGACGACGACTCGCTGTTTCTCTTCGACGGAGTTCGCATCGTGCTTCGGCATCGCGCCACACCCGGGCATGCTTTCGTCGTCGAGACGAGCGAGGTCCCGAAGCGCGATTGCTGCGACTCAACCGCATTTCAGACGCTCATGATCGCCATGAGCACGGGAAGCGCATGACATTTCAGACAGGAAATACGGTCGGTGCTCGTCATGGTCACGCGTTGCGATCAGGTAAGTCTCCAGAGTATCAGAGCTGGAGCAACATGATCGAACGATGCAAGAGTGACGAGAAGTATCTGCGCAACGGAATCACCGTTTGCGAGCGTTGGCAGATCTTTGATAATTTTCTGGAGGACATGGGAACACGCCCTTCAGGAACTTCTCTCGACCGTAAGAACGGTCGACTCGGGTATGTCCCTGACAACTGTCGGTGGGCGACGCCGACCGAACAGCGAAAGAATCAAATCGCCCCAAGTGGGAACCGAGCGCGGTATCAGCCGGTTTCGAGCGAGCAGTTCGAGAAGATCTATTCGCTGCGAAACGATGGAAGAACGTACCGAGAGATTAGCGAGGAACTCAATCTGCCGATCAATATCGTTGGTCGTATCTGTCGCGGAGATCGCGTCGAATGAGCTGGGGAATTCAACAGGAATCAGCGCTTCGCAACTGTGGTCGCTGGATGAATGCTCCTCGCGGAAGCGTGCCTCAGGTGCGTCGCCTCTTCGGGTTCGCAGGCACCGGGAAGACCACGCTCGCCAAACATCTCGTTGCTCAGGCTAGCGGAAAATGGCTCTTCGCAGCTCTGACGGGTAAGGCTGCTCACGTCCTCCGTCAGAAGGGATGCGAGGGCGCGACGACGCTCCACAGTCTCATCTACCGACCGTCTGGCGACTCGAAGGCTAAGGAGCTGCTCCTGGTGGAGGAGAAGATCAACGCGATCTGCTTCGGCTCCGAGGAGAAGAAGCGCGAGTACACGCCGGAGGAGATCGCCGAGTTGCGACGACTCGAGGGCGTTCGCAAGCGACTGATGGAGGACAACGAGCCGCGATTCGCGCTGTGGGACCTAAGCCCGCTGAGCGAGTCCAGCGTCCACGGCATCATCGTCGACGAGGTGTCGATGGTGGACCGTTATCTAGGCAAGGACATCGAGTCGTTCGGCAAGAAGATTCTCGTGCTCGGCGACCCCGCTCAGCTGCCTCCGGTGGGCGGAGGAGGATACTACACGGAGGCTGAACCGGACGACATGTTGACGGAGGTGCATCGTCAAGCTGCGGACTCGGGCATCCTGCGGCTCGCCACTCTGGTCCGCGAGGGTGGTAAGCCGAAGCCGGAGTTGTCGAGCGACCTAGTTGTGCTCGAGCGTAGTCGCACGGACAAGGCTGAGATCGCCCGGTTGGTCCTGCGCGCCGACCAGGTTCTGTGCGGACGGAACGCGACGCGGAAGAACATGAATCGTCGGCACCGCGAGCTGCTCGGGAGAACAGGCGTCGTCAGCGAGAAGGACCGACTGGTGTGTCTGAAGAACTACCGCTCGCTCGGTCTATTCAACGGCTCGCAGTGGGTCGTCACAGAGGCGCGCGACGTCGACACGAGTTCCAAGAGCGCAAGCCTCACGGTACGCTCTGAGGACGGCGCCTCCACTGAGGAGCCGACGCTCGCGTGTTGGCTCCATCACTTCGTCGACGCGGCGAGTGAGCTCGATGACCTCGGGCAGGAGCGTCGCGATCTCTGCGAGTTCGACTACTCTTACGCGCTCACGTGCCACAAGGCTCAGGGGAGTCAGTGGCCGAACGTCGTCGTGTTCGACGAGTCCAGCTCGTTCCCGGAGGGTTGGCGATGGCTCTACACCGCTGTGACGCGGGCTAGCGAGAAACTGACGGTGATGCTGTGAGCGCGTGCGAGGATGATCCAACGGTCGGTTCAGAGCGTTGGCGAGACGCCGCGCGTGTCGTGTCGCTGGTTCGCTCGGTACCGGCGATGTCTCGGCAACTCCTGCTCGTAGGTGAGGACAATCCGGTCAGCTCGGCGCCTCAGTACGCGCTCTATCCGTATCCGCCGAACTGCGCGGGAGCTCGACTCTGCAACATGATTCTCGGGCTGAGCGAGGACGAGTACCTCGCGCTCTGGAGGACGAATCTCTGCACGCCGTCGTGGAGTCAGCGTCAGGCCGGACATCGAGCGCTCGAGCTTCTGTCGGTAGACGTGCCGTGGACCAGGCTCGTTCTGCTCGGTCGCAAGGTCGCGAAGGTGTTCGAGCCGATCACCGTGGCGAAGAGCCTCGAGCCGTTCTCCATCAGCCGCATCGAGATCAACGATCGTGTGTTCACCATCGCGTCGCTGCCGCATCCCTCCGGACGCTGTCGCGAGTGGAACGACGTCAACAACTACGGGCGGGCGCGGGACGTCATGAAGACGCTGGCTCCGTCCATACAGTGGGGAGCGAGCTGATGCTGGAGACCAGGACCACCGATCACTACGCGGTAATCTGCAACTTCGCAGTCGGCGACTCGGCTGTCGGCGAGGGAGCGCGAGCGTACCTTCACGCTGCGACGGCATTCGGCGACAACCTCATGGTCGTCGCGAGGTCGCGCTGCGATCGATGGATCGTGAAGTGGGTCGCGCGCAAGAAGCTGATGGGTTTCCGCGCGACGACTGTTCCACCTGGGAAGTCGCTTCACGGAGGAGCGCTTCTCGTCGCCAGTCGCGAGCTGGCTCTCGGCATCGCGGAGGAATTGAGGAAGGTGAACAAGTGAGCGAGATGCATCTGCTTCTGGTGAAGGAGTTCTACGAGTTCCTGGCTGAGCGTGAGCGGATTCGACTCCGCAGATTCCACGGTCTGCCGCGCGAGCAGTGGACTAAGGACGAGATCTTCCGCGAGTATCGCTTCACCAACGTGAAGCGTCACCACGATCGCGTGACCACGCTGCTGAAGCGCGAGTTCTACGACCCGGCGATCTCACGCATGAGCGAGTTCAGCCTCGATGAGCTGAACGGCGCGGCGATGAAGCCGATGCTGCGCGACAAGATCATCTTCGCCGACGTCGAGTTGTGCGAGGTTCTGCTCAACTGCGCGCTCTTCCGCTACCTCGGGACGATCGAAGCCGCTCGCGCGCTCGGCTGGACTAAGGAGTGGACGCCCGAGGCGCGGACTCGCTTCGTCGGCCTCGGCATGCGAGGACAGCTGCCGTTCACAGGCTCGTACATCATTCCGGCCGGAGGTCGCACGGATCCAAAGATCGTGGTCGTGGCTGAGATCATCGACGATATCGTGAAGCACGCTCCGGCAGTAGTGAGGGAGGCGAAGTGGGAGAACGCCGTCTACGTCATGACGGACTGCTACGGCGTCGGCAGCTTCATGGCGAAGGAGGTCTACCTCGACTTCGTGCTCGCCACCGGGCGGGAGCCGACAGACTGGCAGACCTGGACCCCGGTCGGCCCGGGTGGAAGACGCGGGGCGTCGGTCGTGAAGGACGGACACGCGGACAAGATTCCAGAGTGGGAGGCGCTCCAGGTGATCCGCGCCATCTACGCGCGTCGTGCGGAGTTCATGCCGGAGGTTCTCCACGTCGAGTCGAGGAGGCCGGACGGCGAGATTCAGCAGATGTGGACGCACGAGGCACCGTCGCTGGATCTCACCGACATCCAGTTCGTGCTCTGCGAGTTCGACAAGTATCAGCGCGTCGTACGGAAGGACGGGAAGCCGAAGCGTCGCTTCTGGCCGAAGGAGGACGACGTCACGCGTGGTCCCGAGTAAGTCGCCGTCACTTGATCACCCATCGGTCGCCGTTCAGCTTAGCGCGACCAGCGTCGCGCAGAAGCTTCAGCGCCATCGCCGCGGTCGCTTCGTCGCACCCAAGCATGATGGCGATCTCACTCACGGTGAGAGGCCACGGACTCCGCTTCAGTAGATCGATCACGATGCATTGGTTCTTCGCCATGATTTGTCCTCTTTCTCCATCCACGCCGTCTACTCCTCACTTCCTGGCGTTGCCTGGCTTGCATGCAAGGTGGCACCGTAGCACGCTTGCCAGCGCGGCGCACCACGCAAACGCGCGTGCCAGGCAAAAGCCAGGCATGCCTGGCCGAGCGCTGGCGCGCGGTGTGCCGCCGCGCCACGCCGCGGAGGTCTCGTGATCGTCCACGTGCTCGGTCCGTCTGGATCCGGCAAGACTCGAGCCGCGACTCGCCTGATGGCGCGCTTCGACTCGACGGCTAAGATGCACGTGGAGTCCGTCCGCAATCCGGAGGGTGTCGGCGTCTACTGCTACTCGGACAAGTTCCCGCCGCTCGCGATGATCGGCCGCTACTCGGCGTCGATGTCGTGCGGAGGTCTGGACACGCTGAGACGGAACTTCGATCTGGCGCGCGATCTCTGCTCGCATCTTCACGGCGAGGGATACGGCGTCCTGTGCGAGGGTTTCATCACCGAGAAGCAGACGGGATGGCTCGAGGAGCTCGCGTCGTTGACGATCGTCAAGGTTCTGTGCGTGCGATCCACGCTCGAGGAGTGCGTGGACGGCGTCCGCAAGCGACGCGCTCGAGTCGGCGAGGTGAAGGACCCTAGCGCCGAGTACATCGACTACCAGATCAGGAGCTGCGAGCGCACGATGCGCAAGCTCGAGCTCGGAGACTGCGTCGTCAACCCGGAGTGGGTCGAGCGAGACGCGCTGGAGCAGAGGCTCCTCAACCTGTTCGGGATCCAATGATCAAAGTCAGCAACGACGTCGGTTCTTTCACCATCCACGACTGGATGGAACTCTGGACGGAAATGTTCAGGGCTCTGTCGTGCGGGATCTACATTCGTCTCAACGGAGCCTGTCGTTGTGGATGCGACGCGACAGACTGTAACTATTGCATCCATGAGTGTTTCTAAGGAGAAGTCACTGTGAACCTGGAACAGATCCGCGAAGCTATCGTTCAACTCTCCGGCTCCGGCAAGAAGGTGATGCCGGGTGCCCGACGTCACGGCATCTACTCGTCGTTCACCCTACCAGGTCTCGACGACATGGAGGCGGTCCGCGACACCGAGCAGCGCTTCAGGGACTTCGACGTCCCGGAGCGGCTCGACGGCAAGACCGTCATCGACGTCGGCTCCAACGTCGGCGCGACGGCGTTCGAGTTCGCTCGACGCGGCGCCACGGTGATCGGCCTCGAGTTCCGCGAGGACCGCGTGGCGCTCTGCAACGCGATCGCCAAGCACTTCGACCTGAAGGCTGGATTCTTCCAGGACAACTTCAACGCGCTCGAGGACTGCTTCAGCGACCGCTCGTGGTTCACCAAGTACGACATCGTCTGGTGCTCCTCGGTCGACGAGTACATCGACAACATCCCGTTCTTCTACGGACTGCTTCGTCGGCTCTGCGGCGATCAGCTCTACTTCGAGTCGAATCTGCAGATTCGCGACTCGCAGCTTCTCTCGCACTCGTTCCTGAACGACGCCGGATTCACCGACGTCAAGTACGTCGGGAACGGTCACAGCGGCGGCATCGCGCGCAAGCGCAAGCTCTTCGTCGGAAGGGGTGGATGATGCGGATCATGGACATGACGCACAAGAACAATCACCCCGTGCTGAGGGCACCGTGCGCGACGTGCGGTGTCGGGATCGGTGACCGATGCGTGAGCACCGTCCCGTCGCTCAACGCCGGCTCGGTGGGTACGCCAATCACCGGCTATCACGCCGAGCGTCTCGAGAAGTTCTATCAGTTCTACGAGTCAACCGGGAGGGTATCGTGATCATCAACGTTCGCGGAGCCAACGGCTCCGGCAAGACCACGGCGGTTCGCGCGGTGCTCAACGAGTACCAGACGCGGAAGCCTCACTTCGTGG